TTTACAAGCTTACCTTCATTACTTAAGTTAGTCATAGCTCGTCTAATAGACGTTATAGGACATTTAAGTCCCGACATCTTTAAAACCATAGAGGGGCTAAAACGAAGGCGGGGATATTTACCTTCGTAATATTTAAAGCACCTCATAATTTTGGCCTCTTGGCTTTTAGCTTGAGCGATAGATTTAGATAACTCGTCTTGGTTTTCGCCAATGGTATTAAAAAAAGTCACTAATCGATTCCTTTTTCAATTTTTTCTAAAAGCTCTTTTTCTTTAATAGTTTCGAAACAAATGTCTCTTTCTACCGGTAAGCCGAAAGGTCCTTTAAGTGCT